CTTATAGCAAACATAAATGATATAAATATAAATAAGAAAAATAATGATGGAATAGATACAACTAGACCAAATAATATTATTAAAGTCATTTCTAGCGGAGTATATTTTTTATCTGATTTATTAATTTTCATAAAAATCACCTCTTTGATTTATTTAATATATTATACCATATTTAAGAGAAAAGGAGGAAAATTGTGGCAAAAAATTTGGAGCTGAACATAGTTCTAGGTGCGGCGGTGGCTAGTGCTATTAGTGGAATGAGCCAAGTTGCAAATGCTTTAAAAAATACGACGAAATCTGTCAAAGAATTTGAAAAAGAAATCAAAAGCATGGAAAAAGCACAAAAAGCGTTTCAAAATATGGACAAGGCTCGTGACGGATTAAATAAAATTAATTCGGAGTATAAAAAAGCTGCTGAACATTTGCAAAAATTGAAAACCGAATACGAAAGAACTGGAAGCAGTAATAAACAACTGGCTAAGGAAATAGAACAGGCAGAAAAAAATGTTGGAAAACTGAATAAGCAAAAAGAACGGCAACAGCATGTGTTTGAAGCTGCAAGAAGTAAGATAGAAGCGGAAGGCGCTAGTTTATCTAACTATAGAAGCAAGGTTCAGGAAGTAGAAAAAGAAATCGAGAAAATGAATAAACTGAAAGAAGCTCAAAAAAGATATGATGCTAGGCAAGAATCTATTGGGAGAATGAAAGACTTCGGGGATAAACAAATAGCGCAAGGTATGGGAGTGGCAGGAGCTTTGGCTGTTCCTGTCAAATTAGCAGTTGATCTAGAAAATGCTCAAGCAGACTTAAAAAAAGTTGCTGATTTTAGTTCTAAAAAAATGGAAGATGGATTTTACAAAGCAATGAGAAACTTTAGTGAGAACAGTCCGTTGTCACAAGTAGAATTATTTCAAATTGCGGGAGCAGGATCTCAAGCAGGAATAAAAACAGATGAATTGGAAAGATATACTAAAGACGCGGCTAAGATTAAAGTTGCATTTGACATGAATACAGAAGCAGCAGGGAACTTTTTAGCAAAAACTAGAGCACAATTAAATTTGGATCAAAACGGAGTAATGGAATACGCTAATGTGATTAACTATTTGGCAAATAATGTAGCGGCGACAGCTCCAGAAATTGCTGATATTTCAAGCAGAGTAGCTGGATTAGGTGGAATGGCTGGTATTTCTAAAGAAGGAGTTGCAGCATTAGGAGCAAGTTTGGTATCGGTTGGAGTGCCTTCGGAAGTTGCAGCAACTGGATTGAAAAATATCTCGTTAGGATTAATGGCTGGAACATCAGCAACTAAAAAACAAGCGGCAGCTTTTAAATCTTTAGGATTGGATGCAGAAGATGTAGCAAAAAGGATGACAAAAGATGGAGAAGGTACATTAATTGATGTTTTTCAAAGAATAAAAAAACTTCCTAAGGATGTTCAAGCTGCGACACTTAAAGATTTATTCGGTAAAGAGTCTATTCAATCAGCATCTGAGTTAGCAAAACATATTGACGAAGTTGGGACAAATATAAAGAACGCTCATGATAAAATGAAAACATCAGGGAGTGTTGATGCAGAATATAATCAAAGATTGAAAACAATGGGAAATTCTTTTAATACTTTAAAAAATAGAATTGTTAATATGGGTGTAGATTTAGGTTCAGCATTAGGACCAAGTTTAGTTCAAGTTGCAAATTCGATTGGTCCACTTATTACTAAATTTTCTCAGTTAATACAAAAACATCCACAATTAACTGCAAATATTCTAAAAGCTGTAGCTGGATTTGCAGCATTTAAAATAGGGCTTGGAGGATTAGCAAAAGGATTTGCACCAGTTTTTAGTGGAATATCAAAAGGAATTTCAATATTTGATAAGTTTAAAGCGGCTGGGAGTTTTGCAGAAGGATTTAAAACGGCATTTCCGACAATATCTAAAATTGGTAGCGGACTGAAGAAATTAGGGCAATCTGGGTTAAAAATAGGAAAAACACTTGGATCAGGATTGGTTAAAGGCATAAAAGCAACAGGAAAAGTTGCAAAAATAGCGGGTAGCGGAATAGTCAAAGGTGCTAAATTTGTCGGAAGTGGTGCTATGAATGGTGCAAAAGCAATTGGTTCAGGAGCAAAGGCTGTTGGAGGTATGGCGGTTCAAGGAGCCGCCAAAGGAATGCAACTTTTAGCGACAGGAGCACAGAAAGCTATTGGAGCAGTAAGAGCAGTTGGAATAGCTTTGAAAGTTGCTTTTATGGCAAATCCAGTTGGATTTATTATCGCTGCAATAGTTGCTGTTGTTGCGATTTTAGTTGTTCTTTATAACAAATGTTCGTGGTTTAGAAATATGGTAAATGCGGTATTTAAAGCACTAGGTTCAGCAATCAAGGCAGTTTGGAACGGAATAAAGGCTGCTGCAATGGCAGTTTGGAATGCGATAGTTTCTTTTATAAGAAGTAGAGTAGAAGCACAAAAAGCGCAAATGAGAACGATAGCAAATGTTGCTAAAACAGTATGGAACGCAATTAAGGCGGCGGCAATAGCGGTATGGAATGCTATAAAAACAGCTGCTATGGCATTATGGAATGGAATAAAAGCCGGAATAACGGCAGTAGGTTCTTTCTTTAAAACAACTTGGGAAGGAATAAAAGGTGCAGCAATTGCTGTGTGGGATGGTATTAAATCAGCATTCGATGCAGTTGTTGGCGGATTAAAAAGTGCAATTAGCGGCGTTGTAAGTTTTTTTACAGATAAATGGAACGGCTTAAAAAATATGGTTTCAAAAGGGCTTGGAGCAGTTGGGAATTTTTTAGGATTCGGGAAAAATGCAGCAGGAACTAACTACTGGAGTGGAGGACTTACAACAGTAGCAGAACGTGGAGCTGAATTAATTCAAATGCCAGGTAAACCAGCCTTCCTAGCAGAACACGAAATGTTATTGAATTTACCTCGTGGTACTCAAATCTTGAATAATCGTGAAACTAAAAATAGCTTTAGAGATAAGATTAGTGGACTAAAAGAGAGAATGTCAGGACTTAGAAGTAATGAAGGTTCAAGTGGTGGAGATGTTATCAATATTAGCATAACAGTAAATGGGAATGCTGACACTAGTGCAATTGAAAAAGCAGTAATGAGAGCATTAGAAAAAGCTAGAAATAAAAAAGAAAGGACGGCATTTGCATAATGGCGAAAGTAAAAGTGTATAAAACAGTTTCGGGCGACACTTGGGACTTGATAGCATATAAGGTTTATGGAAGTGAAGGCTACTATCATGACCTTATAAGAAGTAATTTAGCTTTAATTGACATCGCCGTTTTTGACGCAAATATTCCAATTATCATTCCTGAAATTGCTGAAGAAAGTGATAATGATACAAGTTTGCCGCCGTGGAAGAGAGGTGAATAGAAATGGCATTTGCCAGAAGTATTAGGGTTATAGTTATATTTAATAAAGTTGATATTTCTGATGAGATAGCACATTCTATTTCATCTCTTAACTACACGGACAATTCCAAAAATGCTATAGATGATTTGGAAATAGAACTAGAAAACTTAGATTATCGCTGGCTTAAAGAGTGGTATCCTGATGAGAACGCTCAATTACTCGTCGGGATTCACGAAGAGCTGGAAAATGAAACTAATTTTTTGGACTTGGGAACTTTTTATGTGGATGAGCCGACTTTTGAAGACCATAAACTTACTTTAAAGTGCTTGGCTTTGCCACTTGATCAGAATATTAGAGACCAGAAAAATAGTGTCGCTTGGGAGAGTATAACTTTGAAAGAGCTTGTTACACGGATTGCAAATAAACACGAAATGAATGCAGAGATTTATGCAGAGAATGTGTTTTTTGAGAGATTAGACCAAAATCAGGAAACGGATTTAGCCTTTGTTAATCGAATTGTAAAAGAGATTGGCTTGAATATGAAAGTATCTGATGACAAGATAATTATTTTTGATGATGAAGAAATGGAAAAGAATGATACTATTGAAGTTTTGAACATTAAAGATTATCGGATTAGAAGTTTCAGCTTAAAAAAGAAAAATAAAGAGATTTACGATAAAGTTGAAGTTTCGTATTATGATCCTGACAAGAAAAAGGTTGTTAAGGAAATTATCACAAAAGAAGAACTTGACAAGCGTAATCAAGTTACAACTGAAGAAAAAGAATCTAAAAGTAAAGACAGTAAGAAAACTAACAAGAAAAGCCAGAAAAAGGCTAGTAAAAAGCCAATTAAAAAGATTAAATCTAAGAAAAAATAAGAGGCTAAAATGAAGAAAAGAAAAACAGTTAAAGAATCAAAAGAAAAATTGCAAAAGAAAGCAGAAAATAAAAAAACAAGGACTAAAAGAACTAGAACCTTAAAAGTTAGAACTAGGGGGAAAACAGAACCAAAAAAAGTTGCAAAAAAGACCCTGAAAGATAATCTTAAACAAGAGTATCAAATAACTTTAAATGTTGACGGAAGCACTAAATATTTGGCAGGAGCAATAA